CTGTCAAACATCTTGTCAACCGAGATCATGGCAGAAATCAACCGTGAAGTTGTACGTACAATCAACAGCCAAGCTAAAACTGGTGCTGGTACAGCTAACACAGCTATCAATGGTATCTTCAATCTGGCAACAGATGCAGATGGTCGTTGGTCAGTTGAGAAGTTCAAAGGTCTGCACGTTCAGCTAGAGCGTGAAGCTAACCAAATCGCGAAAGATACACGTCGCGGTAAAGGTAACATCATGATCTGTTCATCAGATGTTGCTTCAGCGTTGGCTGCTTCAGGTTCTTTGGATTATGCTCCAGCATTGTCAACAAACTTGAATGTAGATGACACAGGAAACACATTCGCAGGTGTACTGAATGGTCGTATGAGAGTATACATCGATCCATATGCAACTGCTGATTACATCACAGTAGGTTATAAGGGTACTAACCCATATGACGCTGGTGTATTCTATTGCCCATACGTACCGCTAACTATGGTACGTGCAGTTGGTGAGAATGACTTCCAGCCACGTATCGGGTTCAAAACTCGTTATGGCATGGTTTCAAACCCATTCGTAGACACAGGTAACGTTGCAAACCGTGACGGTCTGGCTACTGCGAAAACCAACCAGTACTACAGAATCTTCCGCGTAGACAACATCTTAACATAAGAATTAAGAGTTCGGAAACAACTAGGGCCGCTTACGCGGCCCTTTTTTTATGTCTAGTATGTGAAACCTTTTCTCTCTAAGACTTTTAGAGGAGAGCTATCAATATCATTTCCGCTTCTCATCTCTACATATTCTTCAACAGTAAAGTTTTTTATTAAGAACCTTTTAAACGCTCCCATTTTAATAGGGCTATTGCTATACTTAAAGCGAGCAATAAATAATTCTTTAGCCATACCTACACGTGAAGGATGACAATTAGGAGCTACTTGATCCCATGTTGGTTGACCTTCGTAGGTACCTGTATACTCAAGATATCCACCGTGGTAAGTAAACTTAGATTTATCAAACTTAGTCATATTATATCTCCTTCTTATACATTAGTTATATACTCTTTTTGAACTAAGTGCAACTGTTTTCTGCAGAAAAGGCTAAAAAAGAAACATATAAATACAAGTAGTTAGAATTTTTAGGAAATATTATGCCTGATTTAAATACAAATATTACTGTAGATGTAGATACCTCTCTCACAGGTACTACTACAGGTTTAAATAACCTTAATTACCTACAACCTTCTGCCTTTAAATTAACTATTGATCGAAAGCATTTTGCTAATTTAGAATTCTTTTGTCAGACAGTCTTACATCCATCCTTATCTGTAAATGCTCTGGAAGTTCCTTACAGAAACATATCTTCAATTGCCTTTGCTGGAGATAAGTTGACTTTTACCGAACTAACATGTATAATTATAGTTGATGAAAATCTAAATTCTTATACTGAAATGTACAACTGGATGAATAGAATAGTGCAAACAGCAGAAACTAGACCGTTAGGTAGAACTGCTACTCTGCCTCCAACTTACTCTGATATGACTCTATCTATTTTATCAAGTCATAATAATACAACTAGAAAAATCAGATACACAGATTGTATACCTACCAGTCTTGGAGACATGTCTCTTGAATCAACTGGTGGTGATATTCAGTATATTACGTTTCCAGCGACATTTAGATTTACTACTTTTGAACTAAGCTAAATACTGTTATAGATTATGAGGATATATTATGGACTTGAAATACATTCTAGAAGAATGGGCGAAGGATAGTGTTATTGAGAGAACAGCTTTAGATGAGACATCAAGAGCAACTCCTTCATTACATGCCAAGTACTTACAATGGTTAGCAGAAGCTAAACTAGCCAAGAAGCGCGCTGAGTTCAAGCAAAAAACTTTACTTAAGAAAAAATGGTTATACTATAACGGTAAGATGGATCGCGAGTCTATCGAAGCTTTAGGTTGGGAGCCAGATCCTTTTGATGGTCTTAAGATTATGAAAGGTGAGATGGACTACTATTATGATAGTGATCCAGAGATTCAGCAGAGTGAAGAGAAAGTTCAGTACTGGAAAACCATTATAGATACTCTTACAGAGATAGTAAATAATCTTAACTGGCGTCATCAGACGATTAGTAACATTATACGATGGAAGCAATTTGAAGCAGGTAACTAATGTTTAACCACGTCGATCATGGTATCGTCCTACCTAAAATGACAAGAAAGACTACAGAGAAAGGTCGTAAGTATTTTACCCCTGAAGGTAATGCTTATCCTTCTATTACTACAGTCTTAAGCATTTTAAGTAAGGATAGTATCATCAAATGGCGTAAGCGTGTTGGCGAAGAAGAAGCTAATAAAATATCTCATCAAGCTGCTACAAGAGGTACCTCGGTACATAAGTTAGCAGAGGACTATTTAGATAACGTAGACGATTGGGATAGCAAGGCTATGCCTAATAATCTCTATACATTTAGCCATCTTAAAGAGATTATAGATAAACGAGTAAATAATATATGGTTTCAGGAAGAGTTTCTTTACAGTGATAAACTTAAATGTGCAGGTCAGGTAGACTGTATTGCCGAGTTTGACGGAGAGCTATCCATTATAGATTTTAAGACAGCTCGTAAACCTAAGAAGGTAGAGTGGATTACCAACTACTTTATACAAGCATCATTTTATGCTGCAGCCTTCTATGAGAGAACAGGGGTTCCTATCAAGCAAGGGGTTATTCTTATAACTGTTGATCATAGTGAACCTCAAATCTTTACAGTAAACACACATGATTATCTACCACTATTTCTTGATGTAAGAAGAAAATATAATGGCTGAATTTGTTGTACGTTTAAAAGATTATAGTATGTTATATGTTGATTGCGAGGCTGGTTATGCTGCAGAGCTATCTGAATATTTTAGTTTTTTTGTTCCTGGCTATAAATTCATGCCTCAGTACAAGAACAAAGTGTGGGATGGTAAGATACGCTTATTTAATCGCATAAATGGCGAGCTCTCTGCTGGGCTATATGCGTATTTAATAAAATTTGCAGCTGATCGGTCATATTCTGTTGACACAGAAGAGTCTGATTATGGGTTTCCGGTTCCTGCAAAGGCTCAACTTGAGCTTGTTGATCTACTAAAAGACGTAACGCTTCCATTTCAACCTCGAGATTATCAATACGATGCGCTTGAAACAGCCCTAACACGAACTCGAGCAATTCTTTTATCTCCTACAGGATCAGGGAAGTCTTTTATAGCTTATTTGCTAATTAAATATTACTTATCTAAATTTAATAATAAGGTGTTATTGATAGTTCCTACCACATCTCTTGTTGAGCAGATGTATAGCGATTTTACAGATTACGGAATGGATGTTGATCTGCATGTACATAAAATTTATTCTGGTAAGGATAAAAATACAGATAAACGTGTAATAGTATCTACTTGGCAATCTATTTATAAGTTGCCTGCTAGATGGTTTAAGCAATTTGGTATGGTAGTAGGTGATGAATGTCATGGATTTAAATCCAAGTCTCTCTCCTCTATTATGAACAAATCTACTGAAGCTAAATATAGATATGGTCTAACCGGTACATTAGATGGTACACAGACCCATAAGCTGATGCTTGAGGGATTATTCGGACCAGTATATAAGGTTACTACTACTAAAGCATTGCAAGATAATGAGACTCTTGCACCGCTAGATATTAAAGTTTTATTATTAAATTACCCTGAAAATGTGAGGAAAGATTTTGGAAAAAGAGACTATCAAGATGAGATTGACTTCATCGTTGGAAATGATGCTCGCAATAGGCTCATTCGTAATCTGGCTATTGATGCTACAGGCAATACTCTCGTCTTATTTCGACTTGTGGACAAGCACGGAAAGCCATTATTCGACCAGATAAATAGTAAGGTAGATGAGAACAGAAAAGTATTTTTTGTATCTGGGGATACCGATACATCGGACAGAGAAGCTATCAGAGGAATTGTGGAGAAGCAAAGTAATGCTATCATTGTCGCTAGTCTTGGTACTTTCAGTACTGGTATTAACATACGTAACCTGCATAATATTATATTTGCAAGTCCCTCTAAATCACAGATCAAAGTATTACAGTCGATTGGGCGTGGCTTACGGAAATCGGACAATGGACAGATTACTACACTCTATGATATAGCTGATGATTTACATTGGAAGTCACGGAAGAACTTTACGTTACTTCACTCTGCACAGCGAGTTAAGATTTATGCAAAAGAGCAGTTTAAGTATAAGCTAATAAAGGTAGATTTAGATGAATAATCAGTTAAAGCAGTTTAAGTTACTTTCCGGAGATGAGATTATTTGTGAAGTAGTTGAATGGCCAGATGT